CTCTGGCAATGCCATTTCGTTCAGCGCGTCGAGCGGGGTGGCCTCCTCCAGCCGGAAACCGGCCGTGCGCGTGCGCACCAACCCGGCCAGATAGGCACCACAGCCCAGCGCCTTGCCCAAATCATCGGCCAACACACGGATATAGGTACCCTTGGAGCACAACACATCCAGCACCAGAGTGGTGCCGTCAAAGCTAAGCGGATTCAGTTCGTAAAAGGTAATGCGGCGTGGCTGGCGCTCAATCTCGACCCCCTGCCGCGCGTATTCATACAGTGCCTTGCCCTGGAACTTGAGCGCCGAATGCATCGGCGGCATCTGCTCGTATTCACCGAGGAAGGCAGCCAGCACCGCATTCAACCGTGCCTGTGCCTGCTCGGTCTCGCTCAATTCTCTGGCGGTCTTGCCAAGGCTACGAGCGTACTGCTCCATGACGGCAGCATCGTCGGGCACGATCAGGCCGAGCTGCCCCTTCAAGGCCCGACCCATGCCGCTGCGGATGTACTGAGTAATCGCCTCCAGATTGGCCTGAGTGGTACCTATGCCCTCGGCCGCCGACGCCATTGCCATTCGAATCAGATCAGGAAAGTCCTTGCCAATGGCAGTACCAGCAGCCCGGCTTGTGACGATGAACTGCTCCATCAGGTCATCATCCTGCATGATGCCCTGGGCAGCATCAGCCATTGCCGTTCTGAGGGCGGCACCGGATATGCCCGCCGCCTCGGTGATACGGTTGAATCCTTGCTCCAAGTTGAGTATGCGAGCCCCGGCTTCGCCGAAATTCAGGGCCTGATTCAGGGCGACGCCCATACTCAGTGCTGCGCCGCCCGCCGCCCCCAGGACTTTCGTGACCTCCGTGGCTGCGCCAATGACGTTCGACCGCCAAGAGCGCAGCTTGCTTTCGCCCTGGGCAAAGCCCGCTTCCATCTGTTTGATGTCAGCACCAATGCTGACTATGAGCTTGGCGATCTCACCCGCCATCTCTGCCCTCGGTCAACCTGGCCACCAGCTCTTCTTCCGTTATCTCCGTACCGAACTGGGCCCTGTGCATCTGCAGCAACAGCTGCATCACTCCAGGCTGTTCCTGGAAGCGCTTCATAGCCCTCTCGCCCTCGTTGATCCACTCAAGGGCTTGCTTTGCGTTGCGATACATGAAGATGCGCATCACCGTACGCATGTCCTGGCGTGCTGCCACATCCGGCGTACAACCGAACGCCTCACAAACCTCACTTAACAGCGCCTCATACGGTTGCGGGCCATAGTGGAGAGCCTCGCCACCATCGGCTGTGATTCTGTAGCCAAACAGGTGGTCGGCGAGGCAACTCAGCCATTTTTTGAGTCCGAGCCCCTGTTGCCACGGAGCACGCCCAGCAGGTAGCCAACCTCCTCGCTGCGCAGGCTCAGTATGACTGCCTCATTGAGGTGCGGTTGCGCCAGCGGCTTGCCGTCGTCATCCGTCCAGTTCCAAGCATAAAGCCGCTTGGCGATGAGCCCGGCTGAACGGCGGTAGAAATCGGCCATGAGCTGGCTCACCTCTAGCGCCTTGGCCGGGCCCTGCTGGGCATCATCGCGCACGGCCTCATACTCAGCCTGTAGGGCCATCAGCCGTATGTCCTCGGCGAAGTCCCCTACACGTAGGCCCGGCACGATCTCCACCCACTCGTCCTCATGTGGATGGTATTCAACCTCGCCGATCGTCACCGTGCAGTCATCGCATATGACCCGAATTGGCTTCGGCTTACTCATCAGGCGACGGTCCTGGTCAGAGCGCTGTTACCGCGAAGCTCGGCACTGTAGGTGACAGCAGCACCCTTGGCGGCCTTCAGGCTGTATGTGCCCAGAACCATAGACGTGCTGTCGTAGTGCGGATCACTTGGGCCGGGTGCGGCTGCACCCGTAGGGTCGAAGCCCGTCGCAACGCCACTATTGCCGAGTAACCCAAACAACGTGGCGTCACTGTTGCCACTGCTGAAATCCGCAGCGCCATCGAGTTTCATGGTGTAGTCGTAGTTGCCAACCACGCGCCGCGGGCCGGCGTCGCTGAGTGCCGTCACCTCCGGCGTTTCCTGGGTAGTGTCCAGGCTGGCATTATCAATTGCGCCCTCTAGCGCAACGCTGTTGACGGTTACATTCAGCGCATTCGCTGGTTTCTTGGCCATGTCAGTTCTCTCCTTTCAGTTTCTAGGCGACTATGCCGCCGGTAGCGCCAACCATGGCGCTCGTGCCCGTGAATGCCGAAACGACCGCTCGCTTGTAGCGCTCGGTAGCGGCTGTGGTGCTCACTCGATACACACCCGCTGCCGTAAACGTGTGCGACAAACCGGCGATATCGGCCCAGGGGTCAGAGCCGCCGTTGTCGCTGCTTTCCTGGATCTTGACGGTCAACGAGGTGAACGTACCCGAGAATACTCTGAACACTGCCTGGTACTCAGTGCCCGACGTCGTTGCGCCCTGATCCTGCCCTGTGCCATTGACCGTACTGGTGACAGTCTGGTTCAGGAGTAAAACGCCGCGGCTGAGACTGTTGCTGCCGGTCAGGTCCAGGCTCAACCCGATGGCCTCCCCCAGTCGGGCAGCTCGTGGCTCTGAAGACATGAGGGCGACGGTCTCATAGGCAGTCTTGCCAGGTGTCGCCCCCTCAAACAGCTTGCAGACGTAGTGATCGCTGCTGCTGCCACGCAGAGCATCCAGTACTTCGTCTACTGAGTACTGGGCACCATCGAAGAAGCCCACGAAACTATCTTTGTGATCGTAGCCTGCCGGGATGCGCCGCGGGCCAGTATCGGACAGTGCGGTCACGTCGGGCGTCTTTTGCTCAATGTCCTGGCCCACACTGGTGAGGAATGCATCCAGGACGAAGGCATCCAGCCACACGCGCACCACACTAGCTGGAACTTTGCTCATCTGTAGTCTCCTCTGCCGGGGGCGGCTCCCACGGCGCTATTGCGCCAGAACGCAGCAAGGCTTCGACATCCACCACATCCTCTGCTTCGATCTCTATCAGCGTCGGGAATGCCTCGCTATCTAGATAGGCGCCCCAGCCCTGTTCAGCATTGCCGGCACGTGGCCTGACGCTCACCCTATCCGGCTGGCCCGGTCGATGAATACGCAGCTTGTGAGCAATCTGCCTGTACGTTGCCATCTAGCCCCCAGTCACGAAGATAAAATCTGCACCGCCGGATAGCCACAATTGCCCATCCACATCTTCCGGCAGCACCGGATTGTCGCCCGCCTTCTCACTGTACCAGAATGTCTTGCCGCTCAGGTTCAGGCTCGTGCGATCAAAGAGTGCCTCAAGGCGCACGATAGCCGCGTCAATGACAGCCCGGGACGTGCCCTGGGCAACGATACTGAACTGGTAGCGATATTCCTCGCTCACCTTGCTGCCAATGCACCAGTCCGGTGTACTGGAGACACACGAAAACACCAGGTAGGCAGCGGGCGGGTCCAGGGCGACGGTATTGTGCACGCTGGGCTGTTGCATCACGGCGATACTTGCGCCTACTCCTTCGAGGGCGCTGCCGTCAGCAGTGAGCGGCGCGCTACTGCTCTGCAGTGTCCCTCGAAAGGTCGCCGTATATGGCCCACCAGCAGCGCCAGTTACCAGCACATTGCCGGCGTTCACGCTACTGAGCGCCGCAAGCAGCGTCTGCACTGCCGATGCAGCCGCGTTCCAGGCTACCTCTGCTGTCGTCTGGCCCCCATATGCCAGATGAAAGTGCCCGCCGGTGGCATTCGAGATCGTCACCAGATGCGACGCACCCGGCAGCAAGCTTCCCAGACCAGCATCGCCCACTAGCGCTGAGTAGATCGCCTGGTCGAGCGCCTGCATCAGTGGCCCCCAGCCGCCTGGTCAGCAGCGCCACGAACAGCATTTGCCACTGCCGCCAGGAATCCTGGCCTGACATGATCAGCCGCCGGTCGGAAGAAGGGCCGCGGCGCTATCTTGTAGGTGCCATACTCGAGCGCTCTGGCATACTCGGCATTAGTGTAAACAACCCAGGTCAACTGGTTTTCCTGCCTGGTTCTGATACTGTTCACCAGGTAGCCTGTGTCTATCGCAGGCGACTCTCCCGGCGCGCTCGCCTGGTGCATCCTGGCTCCAGTGATCACCGAGAACGTCTTGCCAGATGCACTGGCCGTTACGCGTTGTCCCTCGGCGTTCACCATGAACACCTGGCCAAACTGACGCTTCATGGTTACACCGGCACGTTCGGATCGTCTCAGCCGCCGGCTGATCACACCAACTCTGTACAGCTGACCATGCTTGGGCTCAGCCATGCTGGCCTTGGCGTCATTGGCAAGTGCTTCCGCCGTTCCGGCTACGATCTTGGCAACGGACTGACGCACAAGGTCAGAGAGCTTAGGCAGATTGTCATAGACGACCTCGATAGTGCTCTCGCCGGCCATTACTCCACCTGCACCAGCAGTACTCGCCGCGCCGTTTCCCAAGCGCCACCGCTTTGAATGCCCACAACCTCGTAGCTCGCTGAGCCGATTATGACCCGGTCCTCATGCCTGATATCCGTGCTTGCCGGCAGGGTGAGTTGCCAAAGGGTTCGCCCTTCATACTTCTGCGCCACCACCCGCTCAGTGGGCGTGGAGACAGCAGACAGGCGGCAGGCAACGCCGGAGGCTAGCGTTGCCCACGCCGCTGTCCAGCCCCCTGCACCATCGGGGGTAAGGCTGGCACGTTGAATGGAGCACGTGGCTGGCAGGGCGGCCGCTTGCGTTGCCTGCATTGCGGCCACTTCAGCAGTACTCAGCATGGGCGCTCCTTGCCCAGTAGCTTCCGCATACGGGTAATCCCACAGCGTCCACTTCTAGTGGCTCATGCCTAGATAAGCCGCGAGAGATGCCAGGATCGTGGACAGCACGCCCTGGGCAACGTTTCCGATCGCCTGCCGCTCCTCCAGCCGCGTTATGCTGCGGTCGTGGTCACGGATGGTTCCATTGAGCACCGTCAGTCTCGCTTTTACTTCACCGACGTCTTGGCACAGCATATCAAGCTTCGTATCCAGAGATTCCAATGTCGCCGCCACATCGTTTACTCCGCTAGTGCCTTGCCGCCACTGTACAACCCAGAGGCACCAAGGCCGGCTAAGAGACCCAACAAGATCGTCTGCAGCCAGGTACCATGCGTGGGGTCATCCAACCGTGCCAGTACCCCGAGCGCGATACCCAGGCCCACCGCAAGCAGCGGTGCCCAGCGCGACGGTAACCCCGTGCTACGCTTGATCACCTCTACCAGCGCCACTATGAGCCCTGCTGCCGGCACACCATATAGCACCAAGCTATCCATACGTTTCCCCTATCCGTTTGCGGCTTGCAGGCGCTCGCTATCGGTCACACGTTCCACCGGGTCCCAACCCTCGTCGTGCCGCAGGGGCTCAGTAGCGACGAGGCGCACAACGTAGGCAGATGCTGACCCTGCTAGGGCCTGCCAGCGCGCCAGTACCGCGTTTTCCCGCAGCTGCGCCTGTGTGCAATACAGAGCTGCCCGTTCTGCCTCAGTCATAAGCCTGCCGCCGTCAGGGAGCTGGGCACCTGCATGGCTGCAACGATCTTGCGCTGATATGCCAGCGCCTGTTGTCTGCAATGCTCAGCGATCTGCGACCTGCTGTAGCTGGCGCCGTCCGCTGAGAAGTCATACATAGCTGCTGCTGCCTTGCTTGCCTTCCAGCGCCAGCCCTCGGCGGCGCCACGGTTGAGGTCCCATGTGGGAACCCAGGCCGCATCGCTCGGCATCCGGCCGGCGCTGTCAGCAAGCTTGCACATAATCAGCAGGTACCCTACTTCCAGCTCAGACAGTGTCGGCTGCGCTGAGTAGTCGAGCATGACCTTCAGTCGCGCCAGGGCGTCAGCTTCGGTCATGTTCCCTCACCTACACAATGTAGAACAGGTCTACGACCTTGGTGCCGTCGGGCGTGCCGTTGAGCGAGAACAGGTTCTTCGAAAGCTCAGAGTTCACAGCCAGAGTCCCCGTGTCAGCCGAGCCATTGAAGAGCTTCACCAGCAGGCAGGCGGCGTTGTAGACCTTGTGGGCCAGGCCCAACTTCTTACCGGTCCCTACCGCGATCGTATCGCCTGCACCGTTTTTGACCGGCACGGTGATCTTGGTCACGGTCTTGAACGCCCGCACGCCCTCAACAGTGCTCGTGCCGCTAGCGGCGATCGTGTCGGTAATCGTTGCTCCCGCCGCGTCGGTGCCCGTAATCACCACGTTGCCGGTGATGCCGGCCTGGTTGCCCGTGATCGTGATCGTGCGTGGTACGTCAGGGCTGGTGATGCCGGTCGTCACGTCGAGCGTGCCGGAGTCGGGCAACGTGATCGCCGCATGAACCGTGGCCGTGCCGGTAGCTGCCGGTGCCTGCTGGTAGTGAGCCAGGAACGACATGTCCACAGCGTCAGTCCCCGGCTCACCCTGGATTACCTGACCGTAGTTAGGGTTATATGGATACAGCGTGCTCATCCGTCACCCCCTTACGGTGCCAGGACGCCGAACGGGTACCGGTTGGCCTCGGTCGGCTGCATGTTGGTGATCGGATTCGCCACCTGGAACGCTACCCGCATCGTTGCCCTGAGCGCCACCATATCCTGCTGCGCCAGGTTGTAGACGATTGCTCCGGCCCCATCCTGGATCACGGCCTGGTCGAGCAGCCGTACCTGGATGTCCTGCCGTAGCCCAATAATGCCCATAGTCCGATCGCCACAGACCAAGAGCGCCTTGGTTGCATCCCAGGCTCCGTTCTGCGGGAATTCCAGCGGTTGGCCATACAGAGTATTCGGCGTGTTGGCAACCATCGAGGGCTGGAAGATCAGCGCACCCTCGGCAGTCCTGAGACCGCGCAGCTTGGCCTTGACCGACGTGGCCCCGGCGAAGAAGTTGACATCAAAGCCGTCGGCCTCGACGGCTGCCATAACGCCGGTAT